TGGGTGCATTGTGACCCATTGGGTGCATTGGATCACTGACCCGCTGGGTCATTGGTGCATGGATTCGGTGGCTCATTGGCTCACGCCGTGGAGCATCGGAGCCGCGATGCCCTGGTGGCCGAGGGGGAGGGGGTAGGGCCGAGCAACAAGGGTCTGCGGCTACGGCGGTACCGCGAACAATTTTTTAAAATTTTCCAAAGAATCACAGACCCACTGGGTGCATTTACTCTCCAGCAACATTTGTGCTACCCTATGGACACTATGGACACATTGAATCCCAATCCCGTAGGCGCAGATGTCACACTGCTACCAGACTGGCTGGAACCTACCCCACCTAAACCTTCGCCCGAAGGCAAAGCACTCGTACTCGTACAGTATGAGCAGGTCTTCATGCGTGCCATCGACTCGATTGCCCACGGCATGTCCCTGTCCCAAGTTTTGCGAGACGACCATCGGGACATTGACTACAACGACTTCTACCGGTGGATCAAGAAAGACCCCACCCGTAAGCAGTTGTTTGACGAAGCCCAGGAGCTGCGCACCGAGTTCATGGCTGGCGAGATCATCGAGATTGCCGATGCCGAGGACAGCATCGAGGACGTGAACCGGTCCAAGCTCAAGATCGACACTCGTAAGTGGCTCATGGGCGCACACAATCGTAAGAAGTACGGTGCCACGACGAATATTGAAGTGTCCGGTGGGATCAGCATCACCGAGGCGTTGGCACAGGCCCACGCCCGGGTGATTGATGCCGAAGTGATAGATGTGACCCCCAGATTGGACGACTGATGCAGAAACCCCGTTACTCGCCTGACGAAGAACAAACCCTGATGACGCAGCTGTGGAGTCCACAAGTTGCCGACAACCCAGAGACGTTTGTCCTGTTCGCGTTCCCCTGGGGGCAGAAGAACACCCCACTCGAGCACTTCAAAGGACCTCGCGCATGGCAGCGGCGCACACTTCGCAAGATTGCCGATCACATCAAGGCCAACAGGGGCAAGCTGGACATGGACGCGCTCAGGCGGTCTGTATCGTCTGGCCGGGGGATTGGCAAATCGGCACTGGTGTCGTGGCTCATCCTGTGGATGCTGACAACTAGGATCGGGTCAAGCGTGATTGTCTCGGCTAACAGCGAGAACCAGCTTCGTACTGTCACCTGGGGTGAACTGACTAAATGGGCCACGATGGCGATCAACTCGCACTGGTGGGAACCGTCGGCCACCAAGCTGGTGCCTGCGCAGTGGTTGACAGAACTGGTCGAGCGGGACCTGAAGAAGGGTACCCGGTACTGGGCCGCTGAGGGCAAGCTCTGGTCCGAGGAGAACCCCGACTCGTACGCCGGTGTGCACAACCACGACGGGATGATGGTGATCTTTGACGAGGCCAGCGGTATCCCTGATGGCATCTGGTCGGTGGCCTCGGGGTTCTTTACCGAGAAGATCCTTGACCGGTACTGGTTCGCGTTCAGTAACCCACGGCGAAACACGGGGTACTTTTTCGAGACATTCCACGGCAAGCGGGATTTCTGGGACGGCGAGATCATCGACGCCCGCACAGTCGAGGGCACCGACAAGCAGGTCTACGACCAGATCATCGCCGAGTACGGTGAAGACTCTATCCAGGCCCGTGTCGAGGTCTACGGTGAGTTCCCCGCTGCCGGTGAAGACCAGTTCATCTCGCCCGTGGTGGTTGAGGATGCGTTCAAGCGGGAGCGTTGGAAAGACATGACGGCACCGATCGTGATTGGTGTGGACCCTGCGCGGGGCGGCATGGACTCCACAGTGATCCTGGTGCGCCAAGGGCGGGACGTGATCTCGATCAAGCGCCTAAAAGGTGAGGACACCATGAGCGTGGTGGGCCACGTGATTGATGCCATCGAGGAGTTCAAGCCCGTGCTCACCGTGATCGACGAGGGTGGCCTTGGATACGGGATTCTTGACAGGTTGACCGAGCAGCGGTACAAAGTGCGCGGGGTGAACTTCGCGTGGAAAGCCAAAAACCCGATCATGTGGGGCAACAAACGGGCCGAGATGTGGGGTGCGATGCGTGACTGGCTCAGAACAGCCTCGATCCCGCAGGACCGCGCACTCAAGAACGACCTGATCGGCCCGATGAAGAAGCCCAACTCGGCGGGGACGATCTTTTTGGAAGGGAAAAAGGAGATGAAAGCCCGTGGGCTGGCCTCTCCTGATGCGGCTGACGCCCTGGCCGTGACGTTTGCATTTCCCGTGGCAAGCCGTGGGGAGTACAATTCTCGTAACACAACGCGCACGATCAACATGGACCGCAGCGCAGCATCAACCGGATGGATGGGGTCGTAAAATGCCACTGAAGAAATCTGCATCTCCCAAAGCCTTCAGCGCCAACGTGAAAGCCGAGGTCAAAGCTGGCAAACCAGTCAAGCAGGCCGTCGCCATCGCGTATTCCGTCAAGCGTGAAGCCCAGAAATCAGCCCCAAAAAGCAAAAAATGAGCTTACCTTTACTGCCTCAAGATAAGGCCAATCATTTTCTGTACGGTGCACTGGTTGCTGCCCCTCCGGCATCTTTGTTTGACCCCACCATTGCACTGATTGCAGTTGCAATCGTCGGTGTGGGTAAAGAAGTCTCAGACTGGTGGCACAATAAACGCGGCGGTCGTCACGGCGTTGAGTTTATGGACGCTGTGGCAACCATATGCGGTGGCCTGGTCGTAATCGCGCCGCAACTCATCAAAGACTTAAAATGACACTCAAAGCCATGCAAAACTGCCTCATCATTGAGGTGGATGTCGAAAAACACCCGATGTTCGAGCTTCTTTCGACAGAAAAGCAGGAAACGGGTATAGTGGTGTCCGCTGGCCCTGATTGCAAAGAGCTGAAAGTCGGTGATCATCTATACTTCGGCGTAGGGCAAGAATTCAAGCATAACGGCAAGGAATATGTCGTCATGCGTGAGCCTCACGTATTAGGAGTCCTGAATGGCTGACCCAACTGGCATGGTTGCTGCGGCTAACGTAGCAGCCGGTGGCAAACCCGCAAAATCCGACTCAGACATTCTGACAGTCGCCCGTGCCCGCCTTGATATGGCGGTTTCGTCGTTGGCTGAATCGCGTGAAGATGAGATCGACGACCTGCGGTTCTACGCCGGTTCGCCCGACAACCACTGGCAGTGGCCCGCCGATGTGCTGGCAACCCGTGGTGCGGTCCAAGGCCAGACCATCAACGCCCGCCCCACCCTCACGATCAACAAGCTGCCCCAGCACGTGCGCCAGGTCACCAACGACCAGCGTCAAAACCGTCCTGGTGCCAAAGTCATCCCCGTGGACGACAACGCTGATGTGCAGGTTGCCGAGGTGTTCAACGGCATGATCCGTCACATCGAGTACATCTCTGATGCTGACGTGGCCTATGACACCGCCTGCGAAAACCAAGTGGCCTACGGAGAGGGCTACATCCGCCTGCTGACCGAGTATTGCGACGACAACACGTTTGATCAGGACATCAAGATTGGTCGTATCCGCAACAGCTTCTCGGTCTACATGGACCCGCTGATCCAAGACCCCACTGGTGCAGACGCCAAGTGGTGTTTCATCACCGAGGACGTGACCAAGGCTGAATATGAGCGTATGTACCCCGATGCAGCGCCCATCTCGACCCTCCAATCGCTGGGTGTGGGTGATCAGTCGATCAGCAACTGGCTGAACGAAGACACCGTCCGCATCGCGGACTACTATTACATCGACTACGACAAAGCCACGCTGAACTTGTACCCTGGCAACGCGACAGCCTTTGAAGGCACGCCCGAGGACAAAGAACTGCGTGCTGTGTACGGCAAACCCAAGCGCAGCCGTGTGTCCGAGCGTCCGAAGGTCAAGTATTGCAAGATCAACGGCTACGAGATCCTTGAGGAACGCGAGTGGGCAGGCAAATGGATCCCCGTGGTTCGTATTGTCGGCAACGAGTTCGAGGTTGATGGCCGTTTGTACGTGTCGGGCTTGGTGCGTAACGCCAAAGATGCCCAGCGCATGTACAACTACTGGGTTTCGCAAGAAGCCGAGATGCTGGCTCTGGCCCCCAAAGCACCGTTCATCGGTTACGGTGGTCAGTTTGAAGGCTACGAAGACAAGTGGAAGACCGCCAACACGAACAACTGGCCCTATTTGGAGGTCAATCCTGACGTCACAGACGGTCAAGGCAGCGTGTTGCCCCTGCCACAGCGTGCGCAGCCTCCAATGGCCTCCAGCGGCCTTTTGCAAGCCAAATCGGGCGCTGCTGAAGACATCAAGGCGACCACCGGCCAGTACAACGCATCGCTAGGCATGGGTTCCAACGAGCGTAGCGGCAAAGCCATCTTGGCCCGCCAGCGTGAAGGCGACGTGGGCACGTACCACTACGGTGACAACTTGGCCCGTGGCGTGCGTCACATCGCCCGTCAGCTGATTGACCTGATCCCCAAGATCTACGATACCCAGCGTATCGCCCGGATCATTGGCGAAGACGGCGAGACAAAGATGGTCAAGATCAATCCTGACCAGCAAGAACCCGTCAACCAGATTGTGGACGATCAGGGCATTGTGATCGAGAAGATCTACAACCCCGGCGTCGGCAAATACGACGTTGTGGCAATCACTGGCCCAGGCTACGCCACCAAGCGTCAAGAGGCTCTCGAGGCGATGGCTCAGTTGCTGCAAGGCAACCCACAATTGTGGCAAGTGGCTGGCGATTTGTTTGTCAAGAACATGGACTGGCCTGGTGCTCAGGAGATGTCCAAGCGTTTTGCCAAGACGATCGACCCCAAAATCTTGGCCGACGATGACAAATCGCCCGCATTGCAGGCTGCCGAGCAGCAAATCCAAGCGATGGGTGCCGAGATGGAAAACATGCACCAGATGATCCAAAATGTGGGCAAATCCATCGAAATGCGGGATCTGGAGCGCAAGGATTTCGAGGCGCAGGTCAAGGCATATCAGGCCGAAACACAGCGAATCTCGACTGTGCAGGCCAGCATGTCGCCCGAGCAGGTCCAAGACATCGTTTTGGGCACCGTGCATGGCATGATCACCTCTGGCGACCTAGTTGCCGAGATGCCGGGTCAAGACGTGGATGTCGGGCCTGAAATGATGCCCGAACAGATGGAGCCACAACAATGAACGCAGCACAATTGATGGGTCTGCTGTTTTTGGGCCGGAATGTGGCCCATTCAGTGCATCTGAACACCCGCAGCTACTCCAAACATGTGGCTCTGAACACGTTTTACGATGAGGTCATTGACGTGGCTGATGCGTTTGCCGAGGCATACCAAGGTCGCCACGGGCTGATTGGCCCGATTGCCATCCCTGCGGCCAAGAAGACCACCAACATCATCGAGTTCTTGCAAGACCAACTTGCCGAGATCGAAAAAGGCCGTTACGATGTGTGCGATAAGTCGGACTCCTCGTTGCAACAGTTGATCGATAATATCGTTGAGCTGTACCTCACAACCCTCTACAAATTGCGTTTCTTGGCATAAGGACACATCATGGAACTCCTGAATCCTCTTTCAAAGGCCGATTTTCCCGGTCGCACTGCGTCCTACACCGGCACCGCAGGCAACACTTCTGATTGGAATCCTGGTCCTGAAGGCGTGGTGATCTGGTCTACCACCCCCTGCTACGTTGAAGTGGGTCCGGCAGCTGTTGCAACGACTGCCAGCACTCCGATCCCCGCCTATACACCGATTCCGTTCTACCTGCCAATGGGCACCGGCGCTCCTTGGCGTGTCAGTGCAATCCAAGTGTCTGATGCGGGTGTGGTTTACTGCAAACCAATCAACAAGCAATGAGCTTCGGTGTCGCTCTCCGCAACGCGCTAGGTCTTGGCCTTGGCGGCATTGCAACTTTGTTTACGGGCACCCGTGATAGTGGTAGTTCGACAAGCAACCTTCTCACCGAGTCCGGCGACAACCTCGTTCAAGAGGACGGCGGCTTGATTCTCTTGGAGTAATCTCATGGCAGACGCAAAAATTTCAGCCCTTCCTGCGGTAACGACACCACTGGCTCTCACTGAAGAACTGCCTGCGGTTCAATCCAGTACGACCAAAAAGGTCACCGTCCAGCAAATTCTGACAGGTGTGCTTGTTACCGAGGCAAGTACTTCTCGCACATTGTCTGCCACCGACAACGGCAAAATCATTTACTGCACCTCTAGCAGCGCAGTGACGATTAACTGTGCCTCGGGTCTGGGTGCGGGTTTCAACTGCACGATCATCCAAGGTGGCACCGGTAAGGTCACGGTTGCACCCAACAGTCAAACGCTGGTGTCGTACTCCAGTCTGTTCAGCACAATGGGTCAATATGCGGTCATTTCTCTGGTGGCTCCTGTCGCTAATACGTTCGTGGCCGCTGGTAACTTGGGAGTCTGATATGGCGGTTTACCTTTCCCCGGTTGGTGGCGCTGGCGCTCAATTTTTTGACAACAACGGTGTTCCGTTGTCGGGCGGCAAGCTGTACACGTACATTGCCGGTACCACAACACCTCAAACAACTTACACATCATCGGCGGGAACGGTTGCTCACGCAAATCCTATTGTCTTGGATTCCGCAGGTAGAGTTTCCGGCAGCAGCGAAGTTTGGTTGAGTGTTGGTGCGTCTTACAAGTTTGTTCTGAAAACAAGCAATGATGTGCTCATTGGTACATGGGATAACATTTTTGGAAATGGTGATCCTACTTTTAACCAATACACCCCCAATGTCGCAAGTTTGTTGGCTCCGGGTCCATTGACTGTTAAGTCGGCTCTTGACCAAATTACAAATGAAGAAACTGGCTCATCCGTAGTTGGTTTTATGACAGCCGGGGCTGGCGCAATCCCGCTGACGGTTGAGGAAAAACTATCGCAAATGGTCAGTGTTGCAGATTTTGGTGCAACCGGTGATGGGTCAACTGACGACTATCAAGCATTTGTGGATGCGCTAACCGCTGCGTCTGGTGGCGCTGTTTTCGTACCAAACCCTTCCGTGTCTTACAGAATCGGTACTGGAAAAATTACTGTACCTGCAAACACGCAGTTGGTTGGAGCAGCACGTCATCGCACTCAACTGAATCACGCATACAACGGTGTCATGTTTGAGTTGTCGGATGGCGCGGGTTTGCAGAATCTGTGGTTGGTTGGCGATGGCGCGAACTACACAGGTCGCGCAATTACTTACACTGGCACGAATGGTCGTCAAGGTGTAATTGGTGTTCGAGCAAGCGATTGGGAAGACGAAGTTCAATATTTTGCAGTCGCTGCCGGTAGCCAGTCGTTCACTCAAGACTGCCGCTTTTCTCGTCGCAACGCGGGCACTACAACCAATCGTTTTGCGATTGTCATTGACCCTGCGCAGCAGCTTGGTGCGGTGCCTCGATCTTTCATCGGCATTCAAACAGACGGCACTTGTTCTTTTGATTTTGGTGGCTGCAACAACGTCTACATCACAAACAGTTTTGTCGGTGACCTGAAATACACTAGCGAAAGCCGTGCGGTATTGATCAACAATACTCGAATTGCAAATCAACTTGCACTGACGATTGATGGCAACAACAACACAATTGTTGGGTGTGATATTGCACCTCAAATCACAATTGCTTCGACGACCGACAACGTGGCCTTGCAAGGCAACAGCTACAACAATTTGCCCGTCATCAACAATAGCGGCAACAGTCGCAATTTGATTGACACTTACTATCGCCCTTATACGCCAACTTTGACCTCTGGTGGAACTGCCCCGAGTCTTGGCAACGGAACAATCGTCGGTGGTGTTTGCACCAGTGGTGCGACCACCACAATCACCGGCATCCTCACCATCGGCTCTACGACATCGTTGGGCACCGGTGGACTGAAAATTTCCCTTCCGCAGCAACGGCAGAGCGGTGATGTTGTAGTTGGTGGTATTGTCTATGCCAGCATTGGTGGCGTGGTGTATCAGGGGTTCATGCAAATTGCAGGTGGTGTTTCTGTGGCCGACATGTTGCGTGATGTGACTGGCTCAATCACCTTTAACAGTCCTGCCGTATTCGCTGCGGGTGATTTCATTCGCTGGTCGTTAACCTATCCGACTTGAGAAGAACACATGATCACTCCCTCATACGGCGCAACGGCAACTGAACGGGTATTGCCGAAGTTGTTTCTTGATTTCACTACCGGCACTCTTGACTCACGAGTGACTTTTTCTCGTGCGTTGAACACCGCCACTCGAATTAACAGCAGTGGATTGATGGAACTCGTAAATGCCAACATTGCACGATTCGATTACGATCCTGTGACGCTGGCACCAAAAGGTTTGTTGGTTGAAGAAACACGAGTCAATTCTGTTTTGCAAGGTGGATTTGCTGGTGCTGTTGCGGGAACGCCGGGGACATTTCCAACCAGTTGGACTTCTCCACTAGCAGGTGGGTCCATTAGTGCTGTAACCACCGACAGTCTTGGTGGCAACATTCTGACATTTAGTGCAACATCCGCACGTCAGATCATGCAGCAGGTAGTTAGTGTCGCAGCAAATACATCGTACTGTTTGTCGCTGTACATTCATTCAAATTCCGGGTTGCCGCTTGACGATATTTTGTTTGCCGTATCGCCCCCTGCCGGAGCAACAACTGGATACTATGTTGGCGATACCGCTGTTCTTGGCAGTTATGTTCCCACCGCAGGTCAGAGGGTTCATATTTTGGCAGTAATTGGCGCAACCGCTGGTTCAATTACGTGGAGAATTGCAGCAGGCGCTTCGAGAAGCGTCACCGGGTCCGTGTCATTTTCAAAGCCTCAATTTGAGGCTGGTGCGTTTCCAACCAGTTACATTCCGACGACAACGGGTTCTGTTACCCGAAACTCAGATGTGGCTTATCTGACTGGTGCCAACTTGACCAGTTGGTTTAACGCAACCGAAGGTGCTCTGGCGGTTACTGCCACAACTTCTGAAGTTCCGTCAACAGACGCATCTGTTCGATATGCTGCCGCTTTATACGACACATTGGGTTTTGCGAATGCCCTCCGACTTGAGCGTTTATCGGGGTCGTATCGCGCCGTGAAGACAGTCAGCGGGTCATCGGCGGTGCAGACAAACACTTGGGCGTACAACACAAGAGGTAGTGCGGTTTGTGCTTACAAACTCAACAACTCTGCATCATCGTTCAATGCAGCATCTGCCGCAGCATTGAGTGGCGGCGTCCCTAGCGGTATTGCGTTTTTGGGCATTGGTGGCAACAGCGGTGGTAGCAACATGTGGTGCGGACATATTCAAAATCTGAGATATTGGCCCCAGCGACTCACCGATGCGGAAGTTCAGGCGTTTTCAAAATAACCCATCTTGACAAGCGCCTTCTTAGCGCATAATCTAAGAACTGTACCGGCCCAGTAGACCGGGGTTCCAATGGAACATAAAATGACTAAAGAAGTCCAAGCCTTAGCGGAAGTAGACTCCGCGCCTGCACCAGAAGTGACGGCCACTCCTGAGAATGCTGAAAACGCGCCGGAAGTCGTCGAGAGTCAAAACGAACAAGTCGAGGAGAGGAAATACTCCCAGGCTGAAATCGATGCGATGATCGGCAAGCGTCTCGCAAGAGAGCAACGTAAGTGGGAACGAGAACAGCAACAACGAGCTGCCGAAACGCAGATCGTCAAAGCTCCTTCGGCAACTTCTGCTGAACAGTTTGAGTCTCCTGAAGCCTATGCGGAAGCACTGGCGTATCAGAAAGCCGAAGAACTGCTCGCCAAGCGTGAAGCAGCCAAGCAGCAGTCGCAGGTCCTCGAGAGCTATCAAGAACGTGAAGAAGCAGCGCGGGACAAGTATGACGACTTCGAGCAAGTCGCCTACAACCCCAAGCTCCCAATCACCAACGTGATGGCCGAAACGATCCAGTCTTCGGACATTGGTCCTGAGTTAGCTTACTACCTCGGCTCCAACCCCAAAGATGCGGAACGTATCTCGCGCATGTCGCCCCTCAGCCAGGCGAAAGAAATCGGGAAGATCGAAGCCAAACTGGCCGCTGAACCTCCCGTAAAACGAACCACGTCAGCGCCTGCGCCGATTTCACCTGTCTCCGCACGCTCCACTGGAGCGCCAGCACTTGACACTACGGACCCACGTTCTATCAAGAACATGACGACCTCGCAGTGGATTGAAGCCGAACGTGCGCGACAGATGAAGAAAATGCAAGCAATGGCAAACCGCTAATTTTTTGAAAGGACTTTGAAATGTCTAACAGCATTCTGACGATCGACATGATCACCCGCAAGTCTCTCGAAATTCTCGAGAACAACCTTGTTTTGACCCGCAACGTGAACCGCCAGTACGACGACAGCTTCGCTGTTGAAGGTGCCAAGATCGGTTCTACCCTGCGTATCCGTTTGCCCGACCGCGCTCTGGTGACTGACGGTGCCGCCCTGCAAGTCCAGGACGACAACGAACAGTACACCACCCTGACTGTGAACAACCAAAAGCACATCGGCGTCAACTTCACATCTGCTGAATTGACCATGCAATTGGACGACTTCGCAGAGCGTGTCTTGAAGCCTCGTATTAGCCAGTTGGCCTCCAGCATTGACGCTGACGTTGCCAACGCATACAAGACCATCGGTAACTCCGTCGGCACTCCTGGCACCACTCCTTCGACTTCTTTGGTGCTGTTGCAAGCCCAGCAGAAGCTGAACGAAAACGCTGCCGTGATGTCCCCACGTTACGCCACCGTGAACCCTGCTGCCAACGCCGGTCTGGTCGAAGGCATGAAAGGTCTGTTCAACCCCACCGACACCATCAGCAAGCAGTTCAAGAACGGCATGATGGGCACTGGCGTGCTGGGCTTTGACGAGATCAACATGTCTCAGTCGATCAAGCAGTTCACCACCGGTTCGCGCACTGCCACTGGCGGTACCTTGTCGGCTGCTGTGACCTCCGAAGGCGCTACCACCATCGCTATCACCGGCGCTGGCACTTCGACCACCGTTAAGGCTGGCGACGTGTTCACCGTTGCTGACTGCTACGCTGTGAACCCACAGACCCGTGAATCCACTGGTTCGTTGTTCCAATTCGTGGCTTTGGCTGACGTGGCTCTGTCGTCTGGCGGCGCTGGCAACATTACCGTTGCTCCGATCTACTCGGCTGGCAACGCTTTGGCTACCGTGGACTCCCTGCCTGCCTCCGGCAAAGCAGTCGTGTTCGTGGGTGCAGCATCTACTCAGTACGCCCAGAACTTGGTGTACCACAAAGATGCCATCACCTTCGCAACCGCTGACTTGCTGTTGCCACAAGGCGTGGACATGGCTGCCCGTGCCGTTCACAACGGTATCAGCCTGCGCGTTGTTCGTCAGTACGACATCAACAACGACCGTCTGCCTTGCCGTATTGACGTTCTGTACGGTTACAGCACGATCCGTCCTCAAATGGGCGTTCGCCTCTGGGGCTAATCTGAAACGGGGACTTCGGTCCCCTTTCTCACATCTCAATTTTGAAAGGAAATTATCATGGCTCTCCCTAATGGTGCAGGTGGTTATCAGGTCGGCGACGGTAACGTCGGTGAAGCTCAACTGTTCGTGCAAGGTGCTCCTACGGCGTTGTCTGCTGGCGCTACTGCCACCGCAGCTCAACTGGCTTCGGGCATGTTTGTGTTCAACGGCACTGCTGGCAATTTGACATTGCCCACAGTTGCTGATTTGGAAGCTGGTATCAGCAGCGCCCAAAAAGTAAACGCAGCTTTTGACTTCATCGTCATCAACGCTGACGCTACGACCGACGATGTGACTTTGGTTGTCGGCACTGGCTGGACAATCGTTGGCAACGCTGTTGTGACCGAAGCTACTTCGGCCCAGTTCCGCGCCCGTAAAACCGGCGACGGTGCTTGGACTGCATACCGTATTGCCTAAATCTGAAGGCCCCTTCGGGGGCCTTTTTTAAGGAACAATCATGGCAAATACAAAAGCAGTTGGCGTTGCGTACGCCGATCCGTCTGTTGACAACATCCAGTACAAGCTGTACACAGTGGCTACTTTGCCCGCTGCCTCTACCGCTATTGCTGGCACCCGTGCTGCCGTTAGCGACTCGAATGCTGCTTATACCGCTGGTATTGGCGCAACCGTGGCCGCTGGTGGTTCCAATGTCGTTCCAGTCTTCTGTAACGGCTCCAACTGGCTCATCGGCTAAGTTCAAAGGCCCCTTCGGGGGCCTTTTTAAACTATGGTTATTTACCTGACACACCCCCTTCACGGCGCAAAAGTGGCAACGATGGACATCGAGGCCGAAGCTGATGAAAAAAATGGCTGGACACGCTACAATCCAGACACGCCTTCGGCTCCCGAAGAAGCGGCCAACACACTCGTTGTGAAGCGCAAATACACGCGCAAAGTTGAAGCTGAATCTGAAGGAGTCTAAGCATGACGTCTGCCATCTACGCCATTGTCAACAGTGTCACCCGTGACATGTATGTTGGCTCTGCCGTGGCTGTTAACCGCAGATGGTCAGCGCATCAATGCAACCTCCGCAAAGGCACTCATCATTGCAAGCATTTGCAAAACGCTCATGCCAAATACGGAGAACAGGCGTTTGATTGGGAAATCATCCAATTTGTTGATGACAAGTCAAAATTGATTGAACGTGAACAGTTTTGGATTGATTTTTTCAAGCCGTCTTACAACAAACGCAAGATTGCCGATTCATGCTTGGGTGTCAAACGGTCGCTTGAGTCAAGATTGAAAATGTCTGCTTCCCAAACTGGGAAAAAGCAATCAGAAGAAACCAAGGCCAAGCGATCTGCCGCGCTAAAAGGACGGTCACGGCCTTTGGCAGTCAGAGAAAAAATCAGCGCGTCTCATTTAGGAATTGTTCCCAATGACGCAACTCGTGCCAAAATGTCGGAATCGGCCAAACGGAGAAAACGCAAATGACCACCTACACTGCGGGGGATCAGATAAATCGGGCGTTTCGTCTATTGGGTGTGCTTGCTGAAGGGGAAACGCCTTCCGCATCGATGTCTCAAGATGCGCTAATGGCGCTAAACCAGCTAATAGAAAGTTGGAACATCGAGCGTCTGTCAGTCTTTTGCACCCAAGATCAAGTCTTCACATGGCCGTCTGGCCTGATCAGCCGCACCTTGGGTCCGTCTGGTGACTTCGTGGGCCTGCGCCCCGTCCTGTTTGATGAGGCCACATACTTCAGAGCGCCCAACGGCGTGTCGTACGGCATCAAGTTCATCAACCAGCAGCAGTACGACGGTATCGCGGTCAAGACCGTGACTTCCACGTACCCGCAGGTGATCTTCGTCAACATGACGTATCCCAACGCCGAGATGTTCCTGTACCCACGTCCTACACAGGACTTGGAGTGGCACTTTGTGTCGGTGCAAGAACTCGACAACCCTGCCACTTTGGCAACACCTTTGTATTTCCCGCCAGGCTACCTACGTGCTTTCACGTACAACCTGGCGATGGAGATCGCCCCTGAGTTTGGCGTGGAGCCAAGCCCACAAGTGCAGCGCATCGCCATGACCAGCAAACGTGATCTCAAGCGGATCAACAACCCTGATGATGTGATGGCAATGCCATACGCTCTGGTCGCCAACCGCCAGCGCTTCAACATCTACGCTGGTAACTACTGATGAAGTCCCCGATCCTCGGCTCCAGCTACGTGGCCCGCAGCGTCAACGCTGCGGACGCTAGGATGGTCAACTTGTTTCCCGAGATCGTGCCGGAAGCTGGCAAAGAGCCTGCGTTCCTGAACCGCGCCCCCGGTCTGCAATTGCTTAACTCGATTGGCTTTGGTCCGATCCGTGGCCTGTGGGCGTTCTCGTCCCAAGATGGCACTGGCTTTGTGGTGTCGGGCACCCAGCTCTACAAGATCGACAACTCGTACGCTCCCACGTTGATCGGCAACGTCAGCGGCACTGGCCCAGTCAGCATGGCCGACAACGGTACCCAGCTGTTCATTGCCTGCAATGGCCCCAGCTACATTTACAACAACAGCACAGGCGGGTTCGGTCAGATCACTGACCCCGACTTCCCCGGTGCTGTGACTGTGTGCTATTTGGACGGTTACTTCGTGTTCAATCAGCCAAACAGCCAGTTGATGTGGGTCACCCAGTTGCTGGATGGCACATCCATTGACCCATTGGACTTTGCCAGCACCGAAGGCTCCCCTGACGGTCTGGTGGCCGTGGCGTCCAACTTCCGCGAAGTCTGGGCCTTCGGCACCAACTCAATCGAGGTTTGGTACGACAGTGGTGCCACCGACTTCCCGCTTCAGCGCATCCAGGGTGCGTTTAACGAGTTGGGCCTTGCAGCCCCATACTCGGTGGCCAAGATGGACAACGGTCTGTTTTGGCTGGGTCGTGATCGCCGTGGTCAGGGCATGGTCTACCGTGCCAACGGCTACACTGGCCAGCGCATCTCGACCCATGCTGTCGAGTGGCAGATCCAGCAGTATGCCGACCTTTCCGATGCCGTGGCCTACACGTACCAGCAGGACGGTCACAGCTTTTACGTCCTGATCTTCCCATCGGCCAACACCACATGGGTGTACGATGCGGCGACTCAGGCTTGGCATGAGCGTGCAGGCTTTGTAAATGGTGCATTTACTCGCCACCGCAGCAACTGCCAGATGGCGTTCAACAACAAAATTGTTGTGGGCGACTTTGAAAACGGCAACATCTACGCCTTTGATCTGGAAGACTACTCGGACAACGGTGGCGTCCAGAAGTGGTTGCGCACATGGCGGGCTCTGCCTACCGGCCAAAACAATCTGACCCGTACATCACAGCACAGCCTTCAGCTCGACATCGAGTCGGGCACCGGCTTGGTGACGGGTCAAGGTAGCGACCCCGAGGTCATGCTGCGCTGGTCCGACGATGGTGGCCACACATGGTCCAATGAGCACTGGGCCAAGATGGGCAAGATCGGCGAATACTACCGCCGTGTGTTTTGGCGTCGCATGGGCATGACCCTGAAGCTGCGTGACCGTGTGTACGAGGTGTCGGGCACCGACCCCGTGAAGATCGCCATTATGGGTGCTGAACTGCGACTGAGTGGCACCAATGCCTAGTCCTAACGCAACACCCACGCCCATCACGCCCCCACGGGTGCCGCTGATCGACCCTCGCACAAATCTAATTGACAGGGCGTGGTACTTGTTCTTTTTGTCGCTGAACCAAGCGGCTCAGGTTGTTGACAACGGGGTCGATCTCGGACCCAGCACCGAGTCGCTGATTGCGTCCTACGACGCCGCGCTTCAGACGCTGGCTCAGGAAGTAGGTACTCAGCCGGTACCCGTGGATCAGAGCGCCGAGTTGCAAAAGCAGATCGAAGGGTTGCAGATGCAACCTCAGCCTCAGCTGGGCACACTTTCAGCAGTCAACATTGACTGGGTGCCCTATTTGGGCTTTGATACCGCGCCGCCTTGGGTTGGTACGACCGCTGGTCAATTTTGGTTTGACTCGTCCACAGGGTCGTTCAACGCCAAAATGGGTAATAACAACATCACCCAGCAAGTGGGTGAGGAAATGTTTGTCTACGGCAAAGCCTCTGCCACGATCACAGACAGCCCGTTGCAGATCATCCGCAAAACGGGCACCGTGGGCGCATCAGGTGTCATTACCTTTGGTCCTACGGTTGCAGGGCTGACTGATTCTGATGTAATCATCGGCGTTGCCACCGAATCGATTGCCACCAACGGGTTTGGTCGGGTCACAGCTTTCGGTGTGATTCACGGCATCACAACCAACGGCGCGGCCTACGGCGAAGTCTGGGCCGACAACGATGATATTTGGTACAACCCGGTCACGGGCAACCCAACCAAAACCAAACCCAGCGCCCCAGGCATCAAAGTGCGTGTTGGCACCGTGATCAATGCAGGCTCTGGCGGTTCTGGCTCGTTTCAAGTCTTGCTTCAACCTGGCTCTACGCTGGGCGGTACCGACTCAAACGTGCAGTTCGGCACCTTGGCGACCAATGATCTGATCCAGTACAACGGCACTTATTGGACCAACGTCACCCCAGCATCCGTGATCGCTGGCGCAGGCGGTGCCCCGGTCACCAAGACCGCAAACTTCACGGTTGCTGCTGGTGAGACTTGGCTGATCAACAACAAGTCGGGGTCATCCTGCACAGTGACGCTGCCGACTGCCAGCGCCAGCACTGGCCGGGTGCTGCACTTCCAGAACTATCAAGCTCAAACACTCGTGTCTGCATCCAGCAACGTGGTGCCCTTGGTGGGCGGCGCAGCTGGAACGGCAATTCTTGCCGCTGTTGCCGGGGATACCGCAACGCTTGTGTCTGACGGTACAAACTGGATAATGACACAATACGTACCCAATAACATCCTTCTTTTGGAGTAACCCATGACAGTTTCGGTCAAGGTTCTCGTTCCTGCGAAATACGCCGAGAACGCACAAACTACCCAGTACACCGCCACCGGTGTGACTGCCATCATCGACAAGTTCACGGCCACCAACATCAGCGCATCAGCCGCCACGATCTCGGTGAACCTGGTGACCACCGCTGGCTCTGCTGGTAACACGAACTTGATCACCAAGACCAAGACGCTTCAGCCGTCCGAGGTGTACACGTTCCCTGAACTGGTGGGTCAGGTCTTGGGAATTGGCGACTTCATCAGTACAATTGCTGGTACGGCCAGCGCTATCAACATTCGCGTCTCTGGCCGCGAAGTGACTTAAGGGGCAGCGTATGAGCTTGTGGACTAAACTCCGAGATACCGCAGAATCGGCGGCTGTACTGGTAGGTAACTATTATCTGCCCGGTTCCTCTGCAATCACATCCAAACTGACCAGCGAGGGGTCGCAAAAGCAGTTGGGCTCAACTGTTGGCCAACTTGCACAACTTGGCTCCGGTGGCTATGGTGCGCTTGAAGGCAACTTGGCCAATTACAGCACCGCTTACGACAAAGTTGCTGGTGCTTTCGGTGGTGGTAGCAGTGCAGGTATGACCGGTCAACAAGCCGTTGATGCGTTTAACGCAGGCAAGATTAGCGGCGCTGAATTTGAAGCACTGGCTTCTGGTAGCGGTACTACGGCAAGTTCCCTGTTGTCCGGTAAAGGTTTGTCGTCGTATTTGACGCCTGCCGCTATGCTTGGCAATTCGCTAATTGGCGCAAACGCCGCAAACAGAGCAGCAGATGTACAAGCAGACGCTGCTCGGTACAGCGCCGATCTCTTGAACCAGCAATATCAGCAAACTCGACAAGACCAGATGCCTTGGATGCTGGCTGGTCAAACCGCACTGAACAAACTGATTCCTTTGACGGACTATAAAAAGTTCGACATGACTCAGTTTCAGGCTGACCCCGGTTATGCGTTTCGTTTGTCCGAAGGTCAAAAAGCGATTGACCGCAGCGCAGCAGCCCGAGGTGGTTTGATTTCAGGCGGCGCTTTGAAAGCTGCTGCACGATACGGTCAGGAAATGGGTTCGCAGGAATACCAGAACGCATTTAACCGCTACCAGACCGAGCGTGCTGCACAACTGAACCCATTGCAATCTTTGGCTGGTGTCGGTCAAACCACGGCGCAAAATCTGGGCAGCTTGGGTGCTAATTACGCAGCCAACGCAGGTGAAGCAGCCACAGGTGCAGCAAATGCCCGTGCGTCCGGTTACATTGGTGGCGCAAATGCTCTGACCGGCGGCATCAACCAGTATTTGAACTATTCCAACCAGCAGGCTCAAAACTCATTGCTTCAACAAGCACTGATGCAACGACAAGCCACTGCGTAAGGATCACGTATGCCAATCAATCCCAATATCGCGCTGAGTTTCAAACCCTCGACGGAATTGCAGATGCAAGATCCGTTGGCCAACTACGGCAAGATTGCCGCTATTCAACAGGCTCAGAATCAAAACGCATTGGCCCAGTACCAACTGGGTGCAGCGCAGCGTGCGGATAAAGCAGCAACGGTTGCGAATGAGATGTACGCCAAACATTTTGACCCAAAAACTGGCGGCATTGACATGTCAGGTTTCGTCGCAAGTGCGGCAGCAGCGGGTCAAGGTGGTCTGATTCCAGATGCGTTGAAAAAAGAAGCTGATCGCGCCAAAGCATCAGCCGAATTGGCGAAAGCAAAAATCGAGGGTGCTGTCAAGACGACTGAGTACTACCGTAATCTGTTGACCAACGTGAATACCCCAGAAGCCGCGGCTCAGTGGTTGTCGTCACAGTATCAGAACGATTTTTTAAAACCTTTGGTGTCAAATGTGCCGTTGGAACAAGCGATTGGTGAGATCCCCACGGACCCCAAGAAGTTCCAAGACTGGAAAAATGCAAACGCAATGGGGATGAAAGATTTCATTACTCATTCGGAAACCGTGCGTCACAATTTGTCAACTGAGAAGACGGCGCAGGGTCAGTTGGGTGTGTCTCAAGGTCAGCTCAAAGTTGCTCAGGACAGACTTGCTCAAGATGCCACTGGTGTCGTGTACCAAGAAGACAGCCAAGGTAACGTGATTGCTCTGCCATCCAAGCTCAAAAAGGGCGAAGTGCCCACCGCTCGCGTGGCCGTGGCCCCCGGTGGCGGGTTTCAGCCGTTGCAGGGCAAGCCTTCGGAAGCTGTTGGTAAGGAGCAAATGTCGATCAACCAGCAAAAGGCGACCGTGCAAGGTGCGATTGATGCTGTCAAGGCTACGCCTGACGCATTTGGCTGGGCTACCGGTAACATGCCCGAATCTGTTCGGGCACTTATGGCGTCATCTGATGAAAATGAAGCCCGTGCATTCGTGTTTAACGTGGTTTCCGGTGTCATCAAGGAACGTGCGGGTACAGCTCAGTCAGCTGGTGAGGCAGCAACCCTCGCTCGATTCTTGCCTGCTGAAGGTGACACTGCCAGAATCATTGAGGACAAGTTGACAGGTTTCCAGAAATACCTGACAGCCAAAGAATCAGGCACCACCAAGAAACGTGGTGGCGTTGAGAAACCACCCATGTCACCAATGGACCAAGAAGCGTTAAAATGGGCCAACTCCAACCCTGCTGACCCTCGTGCAGCAGCCATCAAGCAACGACTGGGGATGTGACATGGCAGGCTTTGATCCCGATGCGTACTTGGCAAAAAGCGCACCATCGTTTGCACCCTTAGCGTTTGATCCTGACGCGTATCTGGCCTCGGGGTCAATTCCACGCGTTACCGGCAACCCATTGGTTGACCAGATCCCCGGCTCCAGCGTCAAGGCTCCTGCCGCCACGGCACCTGTCCCCAAGGATTTCACTTTTGGCCAAAAGGTCATGGGTGCTATTGAAACAGTGCCTGCGCTGGCCGTGGGTGCGCTGACTGCACCCGTTGTCGAAGCGTCTAAGATTTACGGTGCTTTGACCAGTGGTCAATTCGGTACGCAATCTGGCATTCGCTCAGGTGAAGAAACTGGCCGCAGGATGCAGGAACAGTTCTACCAACCTCGCACAGCAGCCGGTCAACAGTATGTTGGCGACATCGGTAACGCTTTGGCCCGTACAGGTCTGCAAGGCGTACCCATGAACGTGTTGGGCGATTTTCAGCGCGGCATTGCACCAGCCACTCGCGCTGTCACTGATTTGGCTGGTGCCAAGATTGCCCAGCGTGCCGAGGCCGCTGCACAACAGGCATCTGCGAAAGACTGGGCGCGTGCTCCTCAGATTGAGGCTGCTCAGGCTGCCCAGCGTCTTGGCGTCGCAGTCAATCCTGCTGAGGCCAACCCTAACGTCAAGACCAAAATGTTGGTCGGTGCTACGGGTGAAGCTGTCGTCAACGCCAAAGCGGCCAAGGCCAACATGCCTAAGTGGAACGAATTGGCCCGACAGGATTTGGGTTTGCCCGAGAATACCCCGCTGACCGCAGAAGCCTTTGAAAAGGCCCGCGCATCACATTCTGCACCTTATGACACCATTCGTAAGATCGGTGTGATGCAAGCATCCGACGATGTGTTGGGTGAGCTTGGTGGTTTGAAGCTGGACCCACTGTCCACCAGTAACCCTGAGAAAGCTGCCAAAGTTAACGCTGTCGTGGACCGTGTGACCTCTCAGGTTGCCGACGGATTATCTGGTGAAAACGTGGTGGGTCAGATTCGCGGGTTCCGCAAAGACGCCAACCAAGTGCTCAAAAACCCTAACGCCAGCCCCATCGACATCGATGTGGCTGAAACAAACCTGAGCATCGCCAACGCATTGGAAAACCTGATCGAAAGCAACATCAGCAACCCCAAAGCACTGAGCGACTTCCGTAAAGCCCGTACGGCAATTGCCAAGACTTACGACTGGGAACGTGCGACAGGCGTGACCACAAAACAAGTCGATCCTTTGCAGATCGCAAAGCTGGCGGAAAAAGGCAAACCATTGTCGGGCACATTGAACGATGTGGCTCAAATTGCAGGCAATTTCCCCGAGATTGCCAACCTGAACCTGCCCAAAGAACCTTTGCTGTATCAGCGCCTCCGTCGCGGCGGCTTCGGTGGTACAGCAGGTTTTGTGTTGGGTGGTGGACCCGCAGGTGCGGCGGTCGGTGCTGGTTTGACCAGTCTGGGCAGCGAAGGTGTGGCCAACATGTTGACCCGCCCCAGTGTGCAAAATCGACTGGCTGTTCCAACGGATCGTCGCATTCCGTTGCCGACGACTCCTGTTGAACCAATGGCACCGATTCCAAAGAGCCGTGCCGTTGTGCCATTCGACTATTCACAACAAGCCTTTGTGCCTCCGAACTTTGTGATGGTGGGTGAACAGTACGGTCCCCGTGTTGGCCCAGCGCCAGCGCCCATTGAGATTCAGCGTAGTCTGCCAGCACCCAGCGCCGAGGGCACCCTCAATGCCCTGCGTGCAGAAGATGTCCGCCGCGCCCAAATGTCCCGCACACTGGGTCAGCAGGCCGAGGCTCAAGCTGCCGCACAGGCCGCAGCAACCCGTCAGCCTGCTCGGGGTGGTCAGGTGTTCGATGTCGATCCAGTCACCGGTAAATTGGTGCCCGCCAGCTCAACTCTAAAAGGCGCAACCCCTGACATCCAAATTATCGAAAGCACTGGCA